TAAATCTTGCATACTTTATCAGTTTCATGAAGGTAGCAGTTTTCGCACTTAATCCCCATCTCATAGTCTTCGTTTTCGGAAGCCGGCTTATAGCCGACCCATATTCCTTTTCCGTCTCCATTAGATAATTTTCCATATTTTGAAACTATATTAAGCAAAGCATCGGCGAACTCCTGCTCGGGCTTAGGAAGTTTCATATCCATTTCTACTAAAAGTTTGGCTAACCAATCGCTACTCATTTATGCTCCTATTAAAGTATTAATGCATTTACGGCTACAATGCATTGCATTATTGTGCTCATATATTATACCCTTAATAACTTTTTTAGAGCAAGCTGGGCATGTAAATCCATCGGTCTTTAAGCCCATATAATATATAGCTTTACCGAGTAGTTCTTTATTTTTTGAATTACCTGAATCACTAAGTGGTTTTTTAGCTGGTTTCTTTGATGCCATACTTATTCCTCCAAATTATGTTACTATTTATATATATTTATATAGTAATGAATTTTAACTTTAAAGGGCACCACATTGGTTGAAGATATTGATTTTGATCCGACTAACTCAATTTCATTAGAAGATGATGTTATCGATGATGTTATAACGGGTGGCATAAGCCTTGAAGACGATGATGTTGATTTGCTTGCGAGAATTAGTTCTCGTGGACCAGAAGAAAAACAGGCTGTATTAAAAAAGGGTAACTGGTTTCACCCAGATAAGGTAGCTGCTAGAAAAGCGCAAGTTAGGGCAGGAAAAAGGGTCCCTGGAGCAGTTGGTTCTGTTAGTTTTAATTCACCAATAGTATCTAAACCATCAAGGGCTATTACCAGGCCACCGACATTTATTCCTAGTTCTAGTCCAGTATCTTTTATGGAAGAAACTTTAAAATTAAGACAGATGAGGCAGCCAGTTGCATCGGTAGTTTCACTTGCTCCCACTGCAGATATCACTATCGCAGCAGAATCTGGGGCTGAGGCAGCAGGCCAAGTTGCTAGAACAGCATCTGGTGCTTCAACGGCAGTAAAAAATTATATAATGACGAAATTAGACGGTGCTTCAGGGCTAAGCGTTATTAAAAAATTTGCTAATAGAAAGTCTATAATGTATGGTTCAGTTGCAGCTGTAGGTTTAGCAACTTCTATATCAGCAAGTAAAAATAAATTGAAAGACCAAGATAGACAATTATAGCATAAATCCATATGGTATAATAAAAATATGGGTTTATATGATTCTTTTGAAATAGATTATCCTCTACCTTTAGAGGACTGGGTTCCTTCGAAGTTAAAAAGCTATGCTAATCACACATTTGCTGCAGACGGTTTTCAAACTAAAGATTTAGATTGTTTAATGGATAACTATTATATAGATAATAATGGTTTTATTTATAAAGATGAAGAAACTTATTGGTTTGAAAAGCCAGATAAAGAAATTAAAAAAAATAAAATATATTTTCATGGGCATATCAATGTATATACACCAGTTTGGATTGACTATGAAGATGAAAGAGATAAGGGTCCAATGGTCTGGTTTGAGTATGATCTTAAATTTACCGACGGCCTTTTAGTCTATGCTAAAATGATTTCACCGACGAAAGAGAAAATAGATGAATTACACGGAAAATTATAGAAAAGTTTACGAACAAGTAACTGCATCCAAGGCTATATCTCATGAAGAAGCTCATAATATAAGTCTTAGAATCACTGATGCATTGTCAAATCTAAGTTTAATTATAAAAGATAATCCAACAAATGTTTCAGAAACAGTAAAGCATTTGGTTACTAAAATAGTAGAAAAGTAACTAGCATGAATTATAGAGGAACCTCTTCTCAAGAACGTTTCGTTTTAGATATTACTCAAAATAAAACAAATGGATATTATGTTGAATTAGGGGCTTTTCATTCTTTTCAAGGAAGTAATACATTTCTTTTAGAAAAAGACTATAACTGGACTGGTGTTTCTTTTGAGATAACAGAAGAAAGAAGAAAAGAATTTATTCAGAATAGATCAAATCCATGTATGGGCGATGCGCTTAAGTTTGATTATATAAAGTACTTTGAAGAAAATAACTTTCCAAAACAAATAGACTATTTACAAGTTGACATAGATCAAGGTTATGATACTTCTATGAGGCCTTTTGATGCCTATACTACATTGCATGGACTAATATCTATTCCATTAACTCAGTATAGATTTACTGTAATAACTTTTGAGCATGATGCTAACATGTATTGGAAAAATACATCTATAAGAGATATGCAAAGAGAAATTTTAGATTCTTTAGGATATACTCTTGTTGCAAGAGAGTTTCATGAGGATTTTTGGGTTGACCCAAATTTTGTTGATTCTAATCATTTTAGAAAATTTTTAAGATGGCATACCCTATAGAGTATTATGTACGAAACTATAATAAAAGAAAATTTAATTAGTAAAGAAGAAATAGATCTATTATGTAGTAGTTTTGATAAACTTGAATTTTCTTTAAATCCATCTGCAAAAGAAGACAGCTATTCTAGTCTTCATTCGTATTCAGTAGATCATAAATATATACACTACGATTTAATTCAAAATTTAGATAATCAATTAATTAAAAATATACAATATTTTTATAAATGTAATGTAAAAAGTTTTACAGGTAGATGTATAGTAAAATATACTGAAAATCAATATATAAATATACATAAAGACTGGGAACCTACAGATGAATGGGTAGTCAAAAACAAAAAAGAAACAGTTCACTTGAGTTCTGTTTTTTATTTTAATGAAGACTATGTTGGTGGGGAATTATTATTTCATAATAAAATTGATAATAAAATAGCTAGCACTTCTATTAAGCCAGAATCTGGATCTGTAATTTTTTTCGATGCGCTTAAAATTCACTCAACAAATCCTATCGTTTCTGGAATTAAATATTCTTACACAAATTTTTATACTTTAGGAGAGTAATATATGTTAGGTTTAAATTTTGAATATAAAGAAATATATCCTTTAATATTTGTTTATAGTGGTCTTTTAGAAGATCATCATAAGTTAACTGAAATAATTAAAAATTCAGAAAAAGAATCAAAAGGAAGATATTACTTAAGAGACTGGACTCCTTGGTTTGTCTTTGGAACATATGCAGATGAAAAAAGAAATGGAGATGAAGCTGATAGGGAAAATGTAATGTATGGAAATGAAGAATATCTATGCACTAGGATTAAGGAAGCAAATAACTCTGCACTTTCCCATTACATAGGAAAAAATAATGTTGAGATACCGAAGGGATCCTATATTACTATTCCAAATTATGCCAAATACATTCCCGGAATAATGGTAGGATTGCACGAAGGTGGATTAGAAGATGGTTCTGATAGAGTGTTAAATATGAACTATCATACAGACTACGCAATAGGAGAATGGTATTGGCCTCATGATAAATTTTTTATAACATGCACAACTTATATTAACGATAATTATGATGGTGGAGAATTAAGATTTTTTGTTGAAGGAAGTATAGTTACATACAAACCAAAAGCAGGTGATATTGTAGTATTTCCTTCAGGGTCCCCATTGTATCCTGGTAACCATCCATACTTTCATGCAGTCGGACAAGTAGAAAATGGTGATAAGTTTTTTACTAGGTCTTACATAAAACATCCTTGGTACGAAACAGAAGAGTGGTTAGACGGAGAAGAAAAATACGGTAAAGATAATTGGCCTGAAATAGCTAAGAATTTAATTAGAGAAGACAATACAATTCATTTTCACCCCGATCCACTAAAGATAGAAAAAAAATACGAAAATATAAGCGTTTGGGAGTCTCCGCTTGTAGAAAAGCTGTATAATAAGAAAGCATAAATCTGCGGGTATAAGTTAATGGTAGACTGGCATGCTTCCGACCTGCTCGTGGGAGTTCGATTCTCCCTACCCGCTCCAGTGTCAAGCGGTAAGTGTGTATCACTTATTATTTGACTTTAATAAAGAAAGATAAAAATGAAAACAGTATTATTAACCGGAGCTGGTGGTTTTGTTGGCCATCATACGTTAGAACATATTTTAAAACTTACAGATTGGAATGTCGTAATAACTGATTCATTCCGCCATCGTGGAGTAACAGATAGGATAACATCTATAGGATGTTGGGATAAAGAGAAGCATAGGGTTAAACTAGTTACCCATGATCTTACTGTTCCATTTTCAGATGTGATGATAAAAGATATAGGAAATATTGATTATATTATTTCTATGGCATCTGACTCACATGTAGATAGATCCATTACCGACCCTGCTCCATTCATATTAAATAACGTAGCTCTTGTTGTTAATATGCTAGAGCTTGCACGTAAGATTCAGCCAGAAATTTTCTTGCACGTATCTACGGACGAGGTCTATGGTCCAGCGCCAGCTGGATATGCACATAAAGAATGGGATACAATTCTACCATCTAATCCTTACTCTGCTTCAAAAGCAGCTCAAGAAGCAGCATGTATGTCATATTGGAGAACATTCGGAGTACCAGTCGTTATTACAAATACAATGAATATTATCGGCGAGCGTCAAGATCCTGAAAAGTTTGTTCCAAAAATTATGTATTGTTTAGAAAAGAATATACCAATGACAATTCATGGTACTCCAGAAAACATTGGGTCAAGATACTACCTTCACGCGAGAAATCAGGCAGACGCTCTACTGTTTATATTAAAAAATCTTCCACCAGTTGCCTATCCAAACTCCGATAGACCGGATAAATATCATATAGTTGGAGAAAGAGAAGTGAATAATTTAGAGATGGCAAAGATGGTTTCTTTTTATTGGGGTAAAGAGCTAAAATTTGAGTTTGAAGATTTTCACACTACAAGACCTGGCCACGATTTACGCTATGCTCTAGATGGAAATAAGCTATCTAAAGCTGGATGGGTTCCTCCAATGTCTTTAGAAGACTCGCTTAAGTCTACAGTGGAATGGACTAAGCAGCATCCGGAATGGCTTTGGAGATCTATCTAAAAATAGTATCCGTTCTTATACGGCTTAGCATAAGATGCTGCTAGCATTCCGGTATTAACTCCGGAGTAATGACCTATTATACTTTTTCTTAAAAGAGATTTATCTAATGGTTCACTACCCCTATGTACCGTATGCCCATGCCAAAATATAACGTCACCTTTATTGGCAGTAAAAGAAATTCCTTCAGGTTTTTCTTGTTCTAATTTAGAAGAATAGTATCTATATGCTGCTGCACCTGGATCTTCTTCTCTTGGTAAATTTGTTTCTTCTTCAAAGCTATATATATCGGAAACTTTTAATGAATCATCTTTACTTCTTTGTCTTTGAAAATCTGGATATATTTTTTCAAAATCAGTATTCCATAAATGAGATTTTGGTATTAGTTCAAAAGGGCCCGAGTTAACATCAATAGCGTCTAGCGCTATCCAAACTCCAATATAATAGTCAGCCATTTCCTTATTCGGAACAGTAACATCTTGATGCCATGTTTTTTGGGTTGATATCCAACCGGTAAAATTTAGATGTATTCCAGCTGGTTCTCCAATTATACTTTCTAATACCTTAGGTATCTTTGAACCACAAAATATATCAAGTATTTCATTATGCTCTTTGTAGATATCGTATCTATCCCAGCCAGTATAATTTTTTATAATACTATTTCCATTATTATCTAACTCAGAGTGCGTACTTAGCCATAGCTTCTCGTAAGATTCGATAAGATCATCGGATATAAGACCCTCTTTAATAAGGTAGCCTTCTTGTTTCCAAAATTCTAAATCATTCATAATATATATTGTATCCTTATTTAATAATATAATCAATTTCAAAAATTATAAAAAAACTCAAAAAAGGCTAAGGCCAAAAAAAATTTTTCCTAATTTTAGCCTATATAGCTTTTTAAAGTAAAAGTAATTAATCTCTTAC